CGCCCGCGCCGCGCCGTCTAGCGCGTCCGATGCCGCAAGGGTCGGACGCGCGCCTTTTCCCGCTCGCGTTCGACGCGTTCGGACAGCACGCCCATGACGACGAACTGTTCGAGTTCGGTCAGATCCTCGAACCGCTCGGCATACTTGCCGAACCGCTTCCGCACCGTTGGCCAGTCGGCGACCGGGAGGATGAAGGATTCGAGTCCCTGCGGCTTGAGACACGCGAACGACATCCGCCACGTCTCCGCCGCGTCGTGCCCGCGCGTCCGCCGGATGCGAAGATATTCGTCGCGCTCGCTCGGCCTGTAACGCTTCGACACTCGGAACTCCCACGGCGCGACGAGCGCGAGCGTCTGCACGGGTCACCGTTTCAGGAGAGCGCGTAGGTCGGCTTCGTGAATCAGGAAGTAGCCGCCCGCCGGGGAGACGACGCCGATCGTGTCCGTGCCGTCGAGGATCACGCGAACCTCCGCCTGTGCCACGCGCGGGAACCCCTTCGTCTGATCGTCTACTGGATGCATCGTCGCGACGACCACCTCACGAGTCGCGCAACCGCTAAGAATGACCACCACCACGCCAAGGAGACCAGAGCGACGAGCGCGCGCGATGACGCGCTCGACGTCGGTCGGCTTCTGTTCGAGGTTCCCATAGGTGACGCGACCCGTTTCGCGCGGCGTTCGGAGCGCGACTCCGAGGACGTCGGCGATCAGTTGTGAGAGGAACGCGAGGAGAGCGGTCATCGTTTCGCGACCAGTGTTATCGTTTCGCGACCAGCGGTCATCGTTTCGCGACCAGCGGTCATCGTTTCGCGACCAGCGGTCATCGTTTCGCGACCATCGCCTCGATATAGGCGCGGAGTTTCTCCTCGCCCCACGACTTGATGAGTTCCGCCGCCTTCGGGCCGACGAGTTGGAGCGCGATCGCGCCCGCGCGTCGACGCGCCTCCGCCTTCTCGTAGTCGGTCAGCGTGCCGTCCGCCGCCGCCGCCTTCAGGTCGTCGACGTAGGTCTGCCGGACGGAGTTCACCGCGAGGAGGATCGCCTCGATCGCCTCGGCTTTCGTGTCGGACATCTCGACGCGCTTCGCGATCCACCGCGCGGCGATGCCGAGGATCGCGATCACAAGCGAGAGAAGGACGTCCTGTAGTTCGACGCTCATCGGGTCTCCTTCGTGATGAAGTAGGTAACCGCGCCCGTGACGAGCGCGATCACGAATCGCTCGAACATCGCGGTGAGCGGCGACTGTGCCGCGACCGTCCGTTCGAGTTGCGCGACCGACTGGGACAGTTGCGCGATGCACTTCTGAAGCGCGAGGTGATCCGCGCGCAGTTGATCGAACCGCGTCGTCAGTACGGCGAGTTCTACGTCGTTCGTGTCGGACATGGTGCGGTTCCTTGAATGAGGCGCGACGGGGAAAAGATTGAATGGATCAGGAGAACATGGAACAGGAGATGTCGTCTCGTAGCGTCGCGCCCTTGTCTTAGGTGGTGACCGAGTAGCGGATGACGGCGACGACCCGCGCGGACGAGAGCGAGGTCGGAGATCCCGTCTGCGTCACGTCGAGTCGGAGGACGTCGTTCTGTGCGATCCCGGTCAGGTTCTGATCGAGCGCGAGCGCGTAAGCGACCTCGGCTCCGATCTCGGCTCCGTTCGTCGACTTCGACGCGGAACGGAGGTTCTCCGATTGCGTCACGTTGCGGACGTTGAACGACCACGCGTTCGAGCCGCTCGAACCCGTCGTCGCAACCGACGAGACGAGGAGGACGTCGGAGATCGTGCAAGCGGCGGGAGCGATCCACAGGAGGGAGTTAGCCGTGCCGGACACGGTGACGACGACGGGAGCCGCGAGGAGCCGCCCGTCGACCTGACCCTTGTTCACGGCGTCGGTCGACGCCGATCCGTTCGCGAGACCCGTGATCGCGTTCGACCCCATCGCGAGCGCGCCGGACATCGTGCCGCCCGTCGCCGCGATGAGACCGCCGCCCGCGACCGTGTAGTCGGGGACGACGGTGACCCACGCGGAACCCGTGTAGATCTGAAGGACGTTCGTGTCGGTCTTCGCGAACAGTTGCCCCTCGACAGGTGTCGGCGACGAAGGCGCAGACGTTCCCGAGAAGGACGAACGGCACGCGGAAAAGTTGTCGTTGATAAGCGACCGCGACGCGGTGAGCGTGTCGGTCGACGCGATCGTGGTAAAGGTCTGCGACATGATTAGGTCTCCAGAGGTTCGACGAACCTCGGGGTGTTGTTCGGATCGTAAGTCCACCCGGGCGCGCACCGCTCGCCGGGGTCGAGTTGAATGGTGAGCATATCGGGCCACGGCGAGTCGCCGCCGCCCCATATCACGACGTTATCGACGACGAGCGTCGTCGGGTTCACGAGCGCGTAACGCATCAGTCGAACTCCCAACAGAACACGCCGGAACCGCGCCACCCCGCACCGCCGTTGCCGCCTGCCGCGTTCGTGGTGGTGTTGCCGCCCTGTCCGCCGCCGCCGCCGCCGTGAAGGTAGTTCTGCACGTCGAGCATCTCGGGGAACGCCTGAAGGGCGAGAAGGACTTCCCAGCCCTTTGAACCGTACACGACCGCGTCAAGTCCCGCGTTGCCGAACGTCGTCCAGTCGGCAGCGGTAGAAGGATTTGAGATCGACGGGCCTAGGTGGATCGGATATGACGATGCGCTGCCCTTGCCGCTGCCGCCGTTGCCACCACCAACCGAACGGTTCGACGGGAACTGAGTTTGAGTTCGCGCATAGTTGCCGTTCAGCGTGTCTCCGGCTCCACCGTTCTGACCACCGAACCCACCATACGGGAACGTGGTGTTCGCCGTTCCGCCGCCGCCCGTCGTCGTCGTTCCACCCGATCCGCCACCGCCACCGAGTGAACTGTGAACGAGTGCCGTGTAGCCGTTCGAGGTGCTTCCGTATCGAGGAGTGTTGAGGAAGCGGACTTCCGAAGTTCCACCCGACGTCCCCGCCGTTCCGTTCGTTCCGTCTGCCGTCGACCCCGCACCGCTGGTTCCTCCCGCTCCGATGGTCACCGTTATCAGATGCATGCCAAGGTGGCGAAGAATCGCGACGGGTTGCCGACGTTGAATATAGATACCCGCGCTCGCCCCGCCACCTCCGCCGCTCGCCGCAGTCGCGAGTCCGAATCGACCGCCGCCGCCGCCACCGCCGCCGCCGATAATCAGGTAGGAGACGTACTTCGCATTCGGCACGAACGGGATTGTTGAAGTCGTCGTCTCGTACACTTGCCACACGCACGGACGAACAATGCCGAGCGTGCCGCTGCCGACTCCGTTGTACAGTCCGTCGTTCATCAGTAGGTGCTTCCGAAGACGTGGATATTGAACGTCTCGGCCTTCTCGGTCGCCGCATACAGGATGCACGACGACGCCGAGACCTGACCTTGCATGACAAGGCCGACGAGTTGCGGAACCGTCGACTGGAACGCTGGCTGCGTCGCGGAGACGGTGATCGCCGGGACGGGGATCTCCGCGATGAGCCGCTTGGTCGTTCCTCCGTCAATGCTGAGGAAGAAGCGCACCGTGCCCGCCGTCGTGGTGCCCGTCGCGTTTATCATGATCGACGCGATGCGCTTCCCGACGCCGCTACCTTGCGCGGTTGACGGGCCCGTCGCGACGGCGACCGTCGTGCCCGATCCGTCGCGTGCCGTGTTCGCTGCGGAGATCTGATTGATCTCGACCGTCGGAGCCGTTGAATATTGTGCGGACGTTGCCATCAGATAATCCCGTTGAAGAAGAGGACGAAGTCCGGCGCGGAGCCTCCGCCGCCGCTTGCCGCGATCGTGATCGTAGAACCCGCTCCGCCGTCGGTCAGCGTGATTCCTGTCCCGGCGGTCAGGACTCGTTCGTTCGTCAGGGTCGCGTCGGTCGATAGCGTGACGTAAGTCGCGCCCGTCGGCGCGCCGCCCGTCGACGCCGCCCACTTCAGGCCGACCGCCTCGGCGGAGTCGGCAGTGAGGACATAGCCGTTCGTGCCGACGCCAAGTCGCGCAAGCGCGGACGCGTCGCGGGTTAGGATGTCGCCTTTAGTCGTGAGCGTCGTCGTGCCGCCCTCCGGGCCTTGCGGGCCTTGTGCGCCCGTTGCACCCTGAGGGCCTGTTGCGCCCTGCGCGCCTGTTGCGCCCTGAGGCCCCGCGTCACCCTTCGCGCCCTGTGGGCCTTGGGGGCCTGCGTCACCTTGCGGGCCTTGAGGGCCTGTCGCACCCGTTGCGCCCTGCGGGCCTTGCGGCCCAGTTGCGCCCGTGTCGCCTTTAGTCCCTTGCGGGCCTTGTGGCCCGGTGTCGCCTTGCGGCCCTTGTGGCCCTTGTGCCCCGGTCGCACCTTGCGCGCCCGTCGCACCCGTCGCGCCCTGAGGCCCCGTCGCGCCCTGAGGCCCCGTCGCGCCCGTTGCGCCTTGCGGGCCTGTTGCGCCCGTCGCACCTTGCGGGCCTTGCGGGCCGACGTCGCCGGACGTCTGCCGATAGCCGTCGCGCAGGAGATACCACCCGTCGTCGGCATACGCGGCGGTCGCTCCCGACGCGACCGTCGTCTTCACGAGAACGCGCGTCGCGCTCCCGCTCGAATCGACGAGGCGAACCGTCAGCGTGACGGACGCCGTGTCCGCGTTGTAGATCTCGATCCCGCGAACGACGAACTCCGTCGACGACGCGGGCGCGGATAGGATCGTGACCGCCGTCGTCCCATTCATCGCGACGTGTTGCACCTTCGCGGTGAACGTCGTCGACGTATGCTCGGCATACGAGACGACCGCCGTCGGTTGCGTCGTCGCGACCGATGACGACAAGACGGCTTCGAGCGTCTGAGTGGTTGCGGACAGGGTAATCATAGGCCGATGTTGACCGCCTTCAGGATATCAGGAAGTGAGGCCGAACCGCCACCGCCGGACGCGGGCTTCCACGCGACGCCCTCGGCGGTCGTGCTGTCTGCCGTCAGGACGTAATCGTTCGTGCCGACCCCGAGCCTTGCGACCGTTGCCGAAGCCGTGCCGACGAGAAGGTCGCCCTTCGTCGTCACCGTCGACTTCGCGACTTTGCCGTCGGTGTAGTTCTTCGTCGCCGCGTCCTGCGCGTTCACGGGGTCGAGGACGGACTGGATCGCGCCCGTATCCATCGAGAGCGTCCCCTTTATGGTGACGTCCCCCGTTCCATAGACGAGCATCGTCGCTCCGCCGGAGGCGTTCTGAACCTCGAAGAGCGAGTCCGTGTTCGTGACCGCTTGCACGGTCAGGCCCGCGTAGCCGGACGCGCTCGGCTTAATGACGTTCCGCGCGCCGCTCGCGGGCGACGTCGTTACGAGGTCGATCCCCGAGATCGTGAACGAGGAGTTCGCGCCTCCGTCGGAGTAGGTCAGGCCATCGGCGACGGCGATCGCGCGCTCCGCGCTGAGGTCGGTCGTGTTCCCCACGGTGAGATACGGAACCGTCGAGGGAGCGAACCCGCTAGCCGCGATCGTGAGCGCGCCGCCTGCGCCGCCGTCGGTCAGGGTGATACCCGTACCCGCTGCTAGGACGCGCTCGTTCGTGAGCGTCGCGTTAGTCCCGAGCGTGACGTAGGACGCGTCGGTCGGCGCACCGCCGCCGCCACCACCGCCGGAACCGCCGACGCCTGCGGACTGCACAGGCGTGACCGTGACGATCGTCGAAGGCGTCGCCGGACGCGTCGGCGTCGTCCCCGTTCCGAACGTTTCGACCGATACCCCCGTGTCGGTGCTGCTCCACTTCAACTCTAGGTAGTCGTTCGCGGCGACCGTCAGGACGAAGTTCCACGCGGCGACGAACTCGTTCCCGCCCTTGATCGTGAACTTCGAGTTCGTGTCGTCGACGTTCGTTCCGTTCTTCGCGATCCACAGGTCTACGTCGGCGTCGCTTCCGCCCGTATGCGCGAACTGCGCGGAGAACTGGAGGTTATAGGTGCCCGCGTAGTCGAACGTGATTCGCGTCGGGTTGCCGCTTCCGTCGTTCGCGATCGACACGCCGTTCGCCTCGGCTTCGGAGTTGAACTCGAGCGTGTAGACGGTGTTCGCCGCTCCCGCCGCTTGGTCGGTCGTGTCGAAGAACGAGCCGTAATAGACCCCCGGGAAGTCATAGGAACGCCCGACGAGCGCGGTCACCTGCGGAACATATCGCGTATGCGGACGCCGGAGCGTGACGCGCGTCGTCGACGCCGTGAACCCGGACACCTCGGAGGGAACGTAGCGCGACCACGCGCCACCGTTGAACCGTTGCTCGATCGTCGGCGTCAGATCGGCGACGACATCCGGCCACCCCGAGAACGTGAACACGTTTGAGATCAGACCGTCGAACGGGAACCCCGCCTGCTCCCACGTCGCCGACGAGAACGCCTCGGAGCCGTCGAGGAGATACGTCGCCCACGTTCGGGACGCGTCGGCCCATCGGGTACACGCCTCCGACCAGTAGGCGTCCACCGCCTGAAGGGAGGCGACGACATCCCAGACCGCGCGCGTCGCTGTGTCCGTGAGATCCGAGGAGACGTAGGTTCCCGATAGGTCGCCTGTGTCGAGGACGAGCGCGCCGCCGGAGACGACCGTGTCGGTCTTCGTGCCGGGGAACGTAACGGAGTCGGTCACCGTCTCGACGAGTTTGTACGTCGACGGCGCGACGACGGGAGTCACCGTCGCGGTCGCCTCGGTCGTCGAATAGACACCCGATGCCGACACCGTTCGCGCGTAGACCTTGAACGCGCCGACGCTCGGCGAGACGCCCGTCCACCTTGGGGACGTCGAGCGCGCGAGGAGCGCGGACGCCGCCCACGATCCCGAGGACGTCGCGCTATATCGGAACTCGTACCCGGCGACGTCGGCAAGGTTCGCCGGGGGCGTCGCCTCGACCGTCAGGTCTAGGTCGGCGGTCGCCGCCGCGACCCCGCCGGGAGCCGCAGGAGCCGCTTCTCGGCCCGTCGGGAACGCATAGAAGTATGTTCCCTGATCGGCTCGGCGTCGCGTCCCTGACGCGCTCACGGGCGCGACGGACACGACGTAGGCGGTCGACGGAGCGACGTCGAAGGTGATCGTCTCATCCGCGCGTCCGACGTACTGCCACCCGTAGTCGGGTGCGTTCGTCTGATCGGCGAACGCGTACCAGACGTCGCCGCGTTGCCACTTCGACTCGGTGTCCCACTCGACGCGCAGGCGTACGCGCGCGCACCCGTCGTCGCAAGTGACGAGTCCGACCTCGCGAACGGCTCCGCGCGAGATTCGCGCCGGGAACGCTCGCGGGTCGGGCATCGTGTCCGTGAAGGATTCGATCTCGCCGGGGTCGTCCGCGTATACGCCGACGTTGTACTCGGTCGCCGTGATCCGACGCTTCAGGTCGGGCGTTAGAGAGATCGAGTCGATCTGAAACAACTTCGGCCACGGGTACGCCGTGCCGTCGGATCCGAAGGCGAACGGGTCGCCGACGGCGGGGTTCACCGTCCACGCGACGGAGACGGTCAGCGTCGACTCGTCCGTGCCGTCGGTCGCCGTCACCGTGCGCTCCTGCACGATGTCATAGCCGAGCGCGCTCGAATAGGTGCGGACGGTGATAACTGCGCCCGCCGGGATCGCGGATACCTTCGCGTTAACCTTTACGGTCGTCGAGGTCGACGCCTTAATCCGACCGCCGACGCCGCGCCCGGTCGCGTCGTGCTGCACGCGCACGACGTCCATCGGGAGGAGATGGAGGGACTCGACGCCCGCCGTCCACTCGATTCTCCGGCGAAGAAGTTCCGCGCGGTTAAGGTCGCGCTGCGCGAGTCGCGCCGCCTGAACCGCGCGCGTTACGCCGACGCCTTGGAACGAACGCTTCACGACGGGGTTCCCGTTCGTGAAGATCTCGGTCGCGTCGTATCGCTTTTGCCAGTCGGCCTCGTACCCGGTCTCGGCGTTCAGGAACTGCACCTCGACGGCGTTCACGCGGTCGAGTTTCCCGAGCCACTCGACGTTGAAGTCCGCCATGTTCCCGACGGAGAACACGCCGACCGTCGACGACGCGCGGTCGGGGATCATCGTCACGCGGTTTCCGATAATCATCGCGCGCGCGAACGACGAACGCGCGACGCCCGCGACGAGTTCCCAGCCGGATTGCACCTCGTCGACGACGAGACCGAGTTCGGCGCGCTTGCCCGCTCCGACCTCGGGAACCTCGTCGCAATAATCTGCCCAGTCGTCGAACGATCCTAGGTCGATGTTGTCGAGCGTGAGACGCCCGCCGCGACCCATGCCGTACTCCTGCGAGAGGAGTAGGTCGAGAAGGTTCCAAGCCGGATTCGTCGTGTAGACGGGAGCCGACCCGAAGTTCGGCGACGTTTCCGACACGCCGTCCCACACCCATACCTTCCGACCTTCGACGTCGGCGGTGATCGTCGGGAGCGATCCCGAGACCTGATCCGTGCCGAGGATCTTCACGCCGAGAAGAGCCTTCGACGGATACGAGAGCGAGTCGCGCGTGATCTCGTTGACCGCGATCAGGACGGACTTCGACTCGCGGTCGGCGTTCGCCTCCGGCCACGGCGTAGTCCGCTCGACCTCGATCTCGTAGACCGCCGTCGCCGGAAGGTTGATCGTGAACTGCCGGAGGGTCGGCGAGATGCGCGACGCGTCGAACCGAATCGTCGCGCTATACGCGCTCCACGTCGTCGAGCCTTGCTGACGGTAGCGATAGCGGAAGTCGGCGAACCAGTAAGTCGGCACGCCGTTGTCGAGATCGTACAAGCCGGACGGAAAGGAGATCTGCACGTCCGCCGCGTCGATCGCCTGCGACGTGACGTGGACGAACGGCGCGCCGTCGTCGAGGAGGACGTCGTACCCGATCGCCGTCGTGTTGTCGCGGAAGCCGTCGATCGCGTCCTGCGTTCGGTCGCCGAGACGGATCGACACTTCGGCATCGTAGGACGACGCGGGGTTTCCGTCGATCTGAATCCCGTCGGGGATCGCGTTCCCCGTCAGTCCGTCGGTCGCCTCGGTGATGCCGCCGATCGATTGGATCGGCCCGCGCGACATGAACACCAACATCCACAGAACGGCGCGCCCTTCGGCGTCGATCTTCTGGAACGCGGAGATGATGTTGCCGCCGACGCGGTGCGACCCGTAGACGACGGGTTGCGCGAGTCCGACCTGTGCCGTGTTCCGCAGTCCCGCGAGGTTCCATGTCGGGGTCGACTGTTCTTCCGGCGGCGATCCCGGCATGAGGATCGACGTCAGCGCGTTACCCGCGAGCATCAGGCCGAAGCCGATGAATACGCCTTTTAGGAACGCGTTAAGTGCCGCCGCCGCGATCTCGGGCGCGCGCGTGAACGCGATCGCCTCGCCGACCTCGACGGGTCGCGACCAGTCCTCGATCCGTCCCTCGGCTCCGATCGCGAGGTTCGCCCATGCGGGCGCGTAGTCCGCGACCGTCGATCCTTCGCCGAGCGCGACGACGGCCACCGTTCGCTCCCCGGGGTTGAACGCGTCAGGAACGGAAACGACGGTCACGCCGTCGCGCGAGCGTTCGACGCCGAGCGCGTCGGGAGACTTCGGACGGACGGCGCGCGTCACGAATCCCGCGCGCTCGTATGCGCCGAGCCGCGACACGATCACTCCGTGCGTCTCGTGCGAGTGAAGGATCCGACGATCGCCGATATATACGGCGACGTGATCGACGACGCCCGGGGTCTTCTCCGCGCATAGGATCAGGTCGCCCGCGCGTAGGTCGCTCCACTCGACGGGAGACCAAGCCGCCGCTGCGAGTAGACGAGCCGGGTCGCGCTCGATCGGCAAGCCGAGGCGGTTGTACACCTCGACGGCGAGCGCGTAGCACGAGGTCTCGCGCCACGGTTTACCGAGGAGGTCGTCGTATATCTGCGGCGGAATGATGCGATCAGACACGCGCTGGCCCCTTCGGGATGCCGGGGAACCCACCGAAGCGGTCGGGATGCAGTCGCGGCTTCCCGTTGGCGACTTCGTTCGAGCCGTGCGCGCGGCATCCGTTCGCGCCGTTCAGCGTGAGGTCGCACGTCGTCGGGTCGAAGTTCGGAGACGTCGCCGCGATCAGGTTCGGGAGCGAGGTCTGATAGAGGCACTCGTCGCCGCCGTAGACGTATGGGCAGCGACCGCGCTCCTGACGAATCGAGGGAACCTGAACGTCCAGAAGACCATATTGGGCGAGCGAGAACGTCGCCGCCTGTAGGTTCGCGACGACGCGGACGATGCGCCACGATCCCTTGTCGATCGCCGTCCCGGCTTGCGCGGAGTAAAGGTAGATCTGACAGGTGCGGTCGATCACGTTCCCCGTCTCAAGTTCGACGGCGACTTCGCGCGTCACGTTCGAGACGATGACCTGAGGCGTCGGCAGCGTCGACTCGCCGTCGACATCGAGGCCCGTGACACCGATCGGGAAGGGCGAGTAGGTGTTCCCGCCGTAGACGATCGCGACTTCCGACCCCGCAAGGTAGAACGCCGACGACCCGTCGCGGTCGATGCGAAACAACCAGTTGTAAGGGTAGATCGAGCGGCGCGCGTTCTTCGCGACGTAGAAGGATGCCGGGATGGATTCGGTCACAGCACCTCCTCCACGTTCGCCGACGCGCTCCACGCGGTCGGGCCGATCTTCTCGAACTCGATGTCCGACGTAAACCGCACGTTCACGGCGACCGCCGTCTCGGGATCAGTCCACGAC